GGGCGTGCGCCTGCAGTTTTACACCAGAGATGACTTTCAGGTGGATTTCAACGTCAACATTGAAGACTTTCAGGCTGACCCCGCACGGCTATATGACCGATTTGTTTGAACACCTGGGCAAGATGCTGCGCAACGGGTTGAAGATGCGCCGGAACACCAAGACGATGAACAGCGCCATGTACGACATTCTGACCAAAGAGGCTGCCGCCAATGGCTAACCTTGGACTCTTGCAGTACAAGTCCGCTGGAGATTTGCGCACCGAAGAAGTTCGCGAGGCGCAACAACTGGAAGATGAGCGCACCCGGCAATCCAAAATGCTGGAAAGCTCCCTTGGCTCCCACATACGTCGCTGCTGGGAAGAGGCCAAGATGGCCAAGCAGGAAGCGGAATACCGCCTTCTGGACTGCCTCAGGCGCCGTAAGGGCGAGTATGACCCCGGCAAGCTGGCTGCCATTCGCGCAGAGGGTGGCAGCGGCATCTTTATGATGCTGACCACCACCAAATGCCGCGCTGCCTCGTCGTGGATTCGTGACATTCTGATGCCGGCCACTGAAAAGCCGTGGGGCTTGTCGCCAACCCCGATTGCCGAGGTGCCGACCGAGTTCCTGCGGCCGATCTTCAGCCAGTTTATGCAGCGGGCCGTGATGGAGTCGCAAGAGTCGGGCCAGCAGCCGGACCCGCAAGCGGTAATGAAAGCTGCCGAAGACCATATCCGTCATGCCGCACAGGAAAAGGCCGAAGATGCCGCCGAGCGCCATGAGGAAGTGATCGCGGATCAGTTGGCCGAAGGTAGCTGGGATTCGGCGCTGGGGGGATTTTGTAGACGACTTCACCACGTTTCCCAACGCTTTTATCCGAGGGCACAATCTGCGCCGTGTTGCGTCACTGGCCTGGATGGAAGGCTGGAAGCCGATCAAGACGATGGAGGTCAAGCCGGACTGGTATCGCGTATCGCCGTTCGATATGTACCCGAGCCCGGACGCCACCAGCATTGATGACGGCGCCTATATTCTGGAGCGCTGCCGGTTTACCCGAGGCCACCTGAACAAGCTGATTGGGGGTGCCGGGTTACAATGAAGAAGCCATTCGAGCGGTGCTTGACGAGCATGGCCAAAGCGGCTTGCGTGACTGGCTGTGGACCGACGGCGAGCGGGCGGAACTGGAAGGACGAGGCCATGAATGGCTGACCCGAGGCCAGACCATCGACGGCCTGATTTATTGCGGCGGAGCGCAGGGCACCAGTCTGCTGCAGTGGGGCGTGAATCCGGACGACGTAGAAGACCCGCTGGCCGAATACGAAGTAGAGGCCACGCTGATTGGCAATCACGTCATTCGCGTAAAGATCAACCGCGACCCGCTGGAACGCCGCCCGTATCACACCGCCAGTTATCAGCCGGTGCCGGGTTCGTTCTGGGGGCAAGGCATTCCGGAGTTGATGGCTGACATTCAGGACGTGTGCAACGCCACCGCCCGGTCGCTGGTCAACAACCTGGCCATTTCCTCCGGCCCGCAGGTCGAGGTGTATCACGAGCGCCTGGATCCGACAGAAAACGCCGACGACATTTACCCCTGGAAATATGGCGCACCAAAGACTCAACCATTACCGGCAACAACCCCGCCGTGCGCTTCTACCAGCCGAGCAGCAATGCCGCTGAATTGTTGGGCGTGTATGAGAAGTTTGAGCTCCGCGCTGACGACGCCACCAATATTCCGCGCTATTCCTACGGTAACGAGAATGTAGGCGGGGCAGGCCAGACTGCATCCGGCCTGTCCATGCTGATGGAGAGCGCCAACAAGGGCATCAAAGACGCTATCCGGCACATCGACCGGGGCGTGATTCGCCGTGTCATTGAAGCGCTGTGGCTGCACAACATGCAGTACAGCGACGACAACAGTATCAAGGGCGACGTGGCCGTGGTGCCGCGAGGCTCATCTGCCATGCTGATCCGTGAGCAGACCCACCAGATGCGGGCGCAGTTCTTGCAGATGACCGCCAACGAGATTGATATGGGCATTATTGGCCGGGAAGGCCGCCGCGATCTTCTGGAAGCCGTGGCTGAAAAGCTCGATATGCCCGGACTGATACCCTCAGAAGACAAGATGCTGGAGAACGCCAAGAATCAGGGCGAGTCCCAGCAGGTCATGCAGCAACTTGAGCAGGCTATTAAGCAGGCTGAAGTCCGCGAGAAGTCAGCCAGTGCCGCCAAGAGCGAAGCGGAAGTCGCTGAAACCGAAGCGGACACCCAGGAAACCGCAACCATGACCCCGCTGAAGGCCCGCAAGCTGATGGCGGAAATCCTCAACATGATGCAGCAGCAAGAGGTGTCCCTTGGACGAACAGGAATGGAAGGCGTTGGCCCGAATCGCAGCCTCGCAGGACGGCCAGCGCCTGGCGGCTATCCTTCACAGGCGCCGGGAGGAATGCCGGGATCAACTGGAACGGGTGCCGGACCCGGCCCAAATCCACAATCTCCAGGGCTGCGCTGACACGCTCAAGCAGATAACTGACAACCTCAACGAAGCCCGCGAGGTCGTCAACAAAAAATACTCACATTAAGCGTGCCCGGTTCGCCGGGCCTCACACAAAAGCCGCTTCACCAGTAATGGGAGGCGGTTTTTTGTGGGCGAACGCTCAGTGCCCGGAAGGCCAACGGCGCTGAATCCGTGAACCCGAATCGTGAACCCCGGCAATGACCGGCTCACCGCGCAGATAAGCGCACAGGAGTTGAAATGAAGTTACCCCGTAACGTCCAGCAGCAGGCCGACGCGGCCAAACGCCACTTTGAAGCCCTCCAGAACCCCCGAACCTTCGGCTCCGGAAGCGGAAACAAAGACGCCTGATGCACCGGATACTGCCACGCAATCCGCAGAACCCGAGCAGAAACCCGAAGACCACAAGCACTCCCAGGGCGAAGACCCCAACCCCAACCGACGAGCCCAAGCGCTCCGAAGCCTACTGGGAACACCGCTTCAACGTCATCAACGGGAAGTACGCCGCCGAGGTGCCTGCGCTGCAGGAAAGTCAGAAACCTGACCGGGAAACTCGATGAGGCCAACCGCCAGATTACGGAGGCAAAAGACGCTTCCGCCAAATCCACCAACCCTGGCGGGCTAACAGCCGAGCAGATCGAGAAAGGCAAAGAAGAGTTTGGTGAGGACTTTGTGTCCTTCGTTCAGCAGATGGTGGGCAGCAGTCGAGTCCCGGACAACAGCGCTGAGGTCAAAGAACTGAAAGGCGAGCTTGATTCGATCAAGCGGCAGGAGCGTCAGAAGACCGAGGCTTCGTTCTGGACTGCGCTGGAAGATCTGGCGCCCGATTACAAGGCCATCAACGCCGACCCCAAGTTCCACGCCTTCCTGGCTCAGTACGACCCGCAGACCGGAGTCCAACGTCAAGACAATCTGACGAAGGCGCAACAGGCACTGGATGCAGACGGTGTAGCCGACGTGTTCAACGCCTTCAAAAAACAGCAGCCGCAAGCCAAGCAGCAGCGCATTCCCGATGACCAAGTAGACCCGCCCACCAGCCGATCAACAACCACGCCAGAAGGCGGAAAGATCTGGACTGGTGCCGAAATCAAGGCGTTCTACACCAAAAAGGCCAACGGGAAATACGGCGCTGATGAGGGCAAGCGACTGGAAGCCGACATTTTCGCCGCACAGCGCGAGGGTCGTGTGCGATAACGCCCCGGCCCCGCCTCGCGGTTCATTGATTCTACGAGGAATTATCATGACAGGTCCAAATCGTGATGCAGGTCATCCGGACTATTCAAGCACCAGCACAAGCGGCTTTTATCCCCTCCATCTGGAGCGGCAAGCTGATTGACAAGCTGTATGCCTCGACCGCGTATGCGGAGGTGGCAAACACTTACTACGAAGGTGAAATCAAAGGACAAGGTGACTCGGTTCAGATTCGAACCACGCCCACCCTGACCATCCGCGACTACGACGTGGGTGGCGGCCTGACGTATGAGAAGCCAACCAGCGACAAGGTTGAGCTGCAAATCAGCCAGGCCAAGTATTTTGCCTTTGAGGTGAACGACATTGACGCCTATCAAGCCGACATTGGCCTGATGGATAACTGGTCCGACGATGGCGGCCAGCAAATGTCGATTGAGATTGACACTGACGTAAACGCCTATGCGTACACCGAAGCGGCTGCGGCCAACGCGGGTGTGGCTGCAGGCGCCAAGTCGGGCTCCCTGAACCTGGGTGCAGCCGGTGCGCCGGTCGTTATCACCAAGGGGACCATTCTGGATGTTCTGGTTGATTGCGGCACGGCATTGGACGAGCAGAACGTTCCGAACATGGACCGTTACGTAATCCTCCCTGCGTGGATGAACGGTATGCTCAAGAAGTCCGATCTGCGTGATGCGAGCACCATGGGCGACACCACGTCGGTGTTCCGCAACGGCAAGGTGGGCGAGCTGGATCGCTTCACGGTGTACGTGAACAACAACCTGTCTACCGTGACGGACGACACCACCACCAACCAGTGCACTAATGTGATCTTCGGTCACAAGAAGGCGCTGACCTTCGCCAGCCAGATGACCAACATGGAAACCCTGCCGAATCCGAATGATTTCGGCAAGCTGGTCCGTGGCCTGAACGTCTATGGCCGCAAGGTTATCGACCCGAACGCCATCGGCCATCTGTACGCTGAGAGAGGCTAAACCCACTGACGCAGAGCCATCCTTCGGGGTGGCTTCGCTATTTCAGGAGTAACGCATGGACATCATCAAAGCCCTGGAAGGGGCCAAGACCAAAGACGAACTGGAAGACCTTGGCATTGAGCACCTGGGAGTCGATGTGGATAAGCGCAAAGCCAAGGAAGTGATGCGGTCTGAATTGTTGGCCGAGGCTGAAGATCAGGCTGGGGTAGAGGCTCCGCACCGACACCCGAAAAGCCGCAAGCCAAAACCCGTTGGCCGTAATGGCCCGCAACAAAACCACTGGCCGAGGTTATGCCGTGGACGGCTGCAATGGCCAAATTATTCACACATAGAGGAGGT